AATGGTTTCTGCAGATACATCCTCACTAACAGTTGATATATACGACTCAGAAGCATACTTCTCGGAGTACTATAACGTAGCAGTTAAGACTCTAACCCTCGGATAAGGAGCATACCAATGTCCAACATTAACGAACTATTCACAATGAAGGGTGAGCTAGAAATCATCCTTCTAGGGCCTTCTCAGAATGTTAAACAACATATCTATATTCCAAACCTGATTGTAACAGCAGGTAAAAATGTGATGGCCAACTATTTGGCTAAAGGAACAACTATTAATAATGCGATGTCTCATATGGGTCTAGGCACTGGTAGCACAGCACCGGCAGCCGCTAATACTGGACTTGAAGCAGAAATTACCTCCGGTTCAGTGGCCAGCACACGTAAAGCTTTCAGCACTACATCAAGTTCAAATAACGTAGCTTCATTCCAAGCAATCTTTGCTCCTGGTGAGGGTACCAATGCTGCTCTTAGAGAGGCCGGCCTCTTCAATAGCAGTGCTATCAACAGTGGTACGATGTTATGTAGAACAGTATTTGGTGCAGTGGCCAAGGAAGCTGCCGACACTCTTACGATTAACTGGAACGTGACAATCAACTGATAGCAGAATATGGCAAACATTCGTCCGGAATTTAAAACGAGTCTATGCACTAGACTGTTGAATGACATCTATCGTCAGCGATCAAATTACTACTACTTTCTCGGTAGAACACAACCCTGGAGTGTATCAGACACTATTCCAGAGGAAGCTAATGATGCTTTGATTAATGATAATGATGTGCGTGATGGTATGTTATTCCTCAGAAAAGTAATACCATCAGAAATTTCAGCAGTGACGCAAAGCCATTCGTGGGGATCTGGTACGGTGTTTGCGGAGTGGGATCACACAGCGGTAATGAAAGGTGTAAATTTCTATTGTGTGACAGATGGTGAAGAAGATGAGTATAACGTATACAAATGCCTGTATAACAATAATGGAGCTCCTTCCACCATCAAGCCAACTGGTGTAGGAAATACTAACTTTTTACTATACTTGACTGATGGGTATGTGTGGAAGTATATGTATAACATACCATCATTTAAGCGGCAGAAGTTCTTGTCGCGCGGTAAGATGCCAGTTCAAAAGTCTCTTTCTGACTCCTTCTATACTAGGGGAGCAATTGAAGAAGTTATCGTTACAGATAGTGGTTCAGGATATTCTGGAACTATACAGACATCAATAGATATTTCAGGCGGTACTAAACTACCTGGAGGTTCTGTCACATTCACAGACTCGACTAATAGAGTGAATTGGACATCCCATGGATACTCTAATGGGATGCAAGTAGAATTTTCCGCAATCACGTCAACTACTGGTATATCGATCAACACGCGGTACTACGTCATCAACTCAACTCCCAATTACTTTCAATTAGCTGCTACACCAACTGGGTCTGCTATAAACTTAATCACTGATGGTACAGGTACTGCTAAAGCTGGGGCTAACCCAATACTAATCCCTGGGGTTGATAGCGCAGGCACTATACAACAAATTAAGGTAATTGATGCAGGAACAGGGTGGACCGTAGCACCGACACTATCTGTAACATCTCTTGCTGGTGGAACTGCCAAATACCCAGGTAATATCTCAGCAAAAGTGTGGGCTAAGATAAAGGATGGTCGTATCGACTATATCTATATTGAAGATCCAGGTATTGGATATCCAACAAATTCATCAGGAGCTGCTATAGTCTCAACTGGTGATGGTCAAGGTGCTGCCTTCACTCCTGTAATCTATAACGGCCAGTTGGTGGACGTTGTTGTTAGTACTACCGGTCAAGACTACTCATATATTAATTTAGTGGTTACTGGAGTAAGTACTACTCCTGCATTCTGTTCAGCTGTGATTAGTGGAGCGGACTATGCATCTAATCAATCTGATGTAGAACAAACGGCCATTCCAGGGGAGATATACACAATCAAAGTTGCTCCAGGCGGAAATGTTACTTTTAACGGAACAACAAACCTAGTGACACTCGAATCGCATGGATTTGTTAACGATTCCCCAATCAGGTTTAGCTCAATAACAACTACCACTGGGATTACTGCAAATACAGTATATTACATCAAATCTGCTACCGCAAATACATTCGAATTGTCACTAACTGCCGGCGGAGCTACAATTGACCTAGTTAACAATGGAACGGGAATAATTGCAGCAGGTGGCACGGGATATCACGCTAAAACTGTTCTCACCATCAATGGAACAGGAACAGGTGCATTGGCAACGCCAATCATTACAGGCGGAGTTATCACAGGTGTTACTTTAGTGAATAGTGGATCGGGATACGGAACATCCGGAACTACGGTAACTGTGACGGGTGATGGATTTAACGCAGACATTACTCCAATCGTTAATATTAGTGGTTTAGTTACCGGGTTTAATATTGTCAATGGTGGTACAGGCTACAGTACTGGTAATGGTACAACAGTAGCAATTACTGGAGATGGTGTAGGGGCCACCGCTACATGTACAGTCGTTGATGGTAAGATTACAAGGATTGATGTAACAAACAAAGGAAGTGGATATACATACGCAAATTTGACTTTTACTGACTCTCTAAGACTTGGGGTGCCTAATATAAATGTCAAAGCTTATGCCGTACTCCCGCCACCTGGAGGACATGGCGCTGATGCTATGAAGGAACTATATGCTGATACCGTTGCAGTATATAGCTTAATTAGAGATGATGATATTGCTCTTAATGCACTCACACAAGATTATAGGCAATTTGGATTAATTGAAAACCCAACTGACATCAACACATTTCAAAAGATTGCCTTTCAATCTATCATTGCGGCGTATGATGTTGTGATGACAAGTGCACCAAATAACTTTCTGGTTGATGAAATTGTCGTGTGCAATACCCATCGGTTTAGAGTAATATCTAAATCAGGAACTACAATAAAGTTACAATTGCTTGGTAATATTGAATATACGCCACCTCCTGGTAGCGTGATATCTCGTGAATCTAATCCGTCTCAGACATACACAGTATCTGCTGTAACTTTCGTTCCGACTCTGGATAAATATTCCGGTAATCTACTATATGTCACAAACAGAACTACATTCACTCCTTCATCAACATCAGCTTTGGCTGTTAGAACCTACTTAACATTCTAATATGAAAACATTCAATACTGCCCCTTACTATGATGACTTTGATGAACAAAAGAATTTCCATCAGGTATTGTTTAAGCCTGGGTACGCTGTTCAAGCACGCGAACTTACTCAGATGCAAACTATACTACGGGGCCAGATAGAAAAGTTTGGCAACCACGTATTTCAAGAGGGATCTGTTGTCATACCGGGGAATTGTTACGGGGATACAAATGCACCTTATGTAAAAATAGCTTCGTTAGGATCAGGCGTATCGCTTAGTTCATTTGAAGGTAAAATTATCGAAGGTGTGACATCAGGCGTAAGAGCTTATGTGAGGAAGACTGTAGACTTAAGCGGTGCCGATCCAATTACTTTTTATGTTAGTTACGTTAGTGGTAGTAGTTCAGGTGCACTGAGTTTTACAGCTGGAGAAGGAATTGAGATTGAAGACTCTCCTTCTATCACAGCCACCGTTGCTGCCACCGCAGCAACTGGAATAGGATCGCTAGCATTTGTGAATGAAGGTGTATTTTACACAAGAGGAACATTTGTAACGGTCGATAAACAATCGGTTGTAATATCAAAGTATACTCAAACACCAGATTGTCACGTCTTACTCCAAATCACCGAGAGTGTTGTTACTGTTGATGATGATGGTACTCTCCTCGATCCTGCCCAAGGTAGCTTCAACTACGCTGCTCCAGGTGCAGATCGATATAAAATTAAACTGACTCTTACCACACTCCCATATGAAAGTACAATTAGCAACGACTATATTGAACTGATGAGATATAGAGAAGGTGTCCTTGAAGAACATCTTCGGTACGCAAAATACAATGAACTTGAAAAATCTCTTGCTCGTAGAACATACGATGAGTCTGGTAACTACGTGGTTAATGGATTACGATGCTCTGTAACAGAAAGTCTACGTGTTGGTAAAAATGGCGGAGTATACGATGCGCCAACTGGCAATGCAGATAACTTTGTGGTTAAAGTCTCTCCTGGAAAAGCATATATTGAAGGCTTTGAAGTTGATAACTTATACCAAAGATTGATACAAGTACCTAAAGGTAGAACCGCAGCACACATAAAGACTAAAGCGATATCATTCAAGCCAGAGTATGGTCAGTACTTCTTTGTTACCGATATGTTTGGGTCTACCATCAATCCAAAACAAAGAACAACAGTTAATCTCTATAATACAAGTGATGTCACAGTAGGATCACCTACTCTTGTAGGTTCAGCTAAAGTGATGGCGTTTGATTATCATGATGGCGATCAAACAACCCATGCTGTTTATAAACTTTGGGTGTATGATGTTACGTTTGAGGCTGGTAAGGGATTTGATGATGTTGGAGGTATTAGAGCAACAACAGGGTTAGCTAACTTTGCAGCTAAGGTGTTATACAAATATACTATAGCATCTAATGGATTTCAGTTTGCATATGGAACCAACTTGACCCACTATGGGTCTGATGGAACAACTCCACTTCGAAGAGTTACTGTAGGATACCACAATATATCTACGGATGAGGTATATGCTCATAAATCTACTGCATCCTTAGCCCCATTACAATTACACGATAGTGTAACAAACGGCGCTAGCGTTAATGAAGCAGGAAAGGTTGTAAGCACAGTAACTGATGTTGTTCAATTATCATCCGTAGGTCGAAGTAACTATATTTTTCCTCTACCTGTAGCAGAAGTGCAATCGGCTCCTGGTATCACATATTATGCATGGCAAAATACTACTGCTACAATCACGTATGGTACAGGACTGAATGGTAGCTTTACAGTCGATGGAGAAGTTCCGGCTATTGAACCCGGTATATTGGTCGCTGTTAGCAACAAGACGGGACCTAACAACGCAACTACAGGTATCATTCCAACCACGTACTTTACGGTATATAGTTCGGGCGTTAACTCATCAACGATTCAAATGAATGGGTACAATCCAACAGCAGGAAGTGAAACAGTTACAATTTACGTACTTAGTAAAGTAAGTGCAAACCCTGCGACAAAAACTCTTGTTGCTAACTTTACAGAATCTGCTACGTTAAGCAACGTTACATTTACAGATTCTACTAATCTTGTGACTCTTGCGTCGCATGAGTTTGTTAATGGATCTCCGATTACGTTCAGTAGCATAACGACTACTACGGGGATAACTGCCGGTACTGTATACTACGTAAAAAATGCAACACTTGATACCTTCCAACTAGCAACTACTGCTGGCGGTGATGCAATTAATCTAGTTAACAATGGCACTGGTGTAATTGGATCTAGGATTACATTGCTCCACAATGATGTGATCAAAATTGTATCCATCACACAAACATACAGTAGCGTAACAACAAATATTACAGACAACTTTACTCTTGATAATGGGCAGCGAGATTACGCATACTTGAGAGGTATTCTAAACCTCAAACCAGGTAAACCAGCCCCTCAAGGCACGTTGTCAATCACTTATGATTATTATTCCCACGGTGCCGGTGATTATTTCTCTATCAATAGTTATGCCGGGGTCAGTGGGGAGAAGTATGGTACCACTTATAAGGCGTCGGCTTCAGGTCGAACCTTCAACTTACTCAAGTGTCTGGACTTTAGACCATCAGTAGGAACAAACGGCACCTTCACAGGGACAGGAGCTCATATTGCTAGCACCTTAGCTAACGACTACTTTATTCAGTCTTCAGGCATCAATTACTACGTGCCAAGAAGAGATCATGTGGTTGTGGATAAGATGGGAGAGATAAGTGTAATTCAAGGAACACCGTCTGATGTACCCTCTGATCCTCCTGTTAAACAAGGATTGTATGTTCTAGCATCAATTTTTGTACCTGCTTACACTTGGGATGTTAAAAAGATAAGACTAAGACGGAGAGCCACTACAAGATATACAATGTCGGATATCGGCCGGCTTGAGAATCGTGTATATAAACTTGAGCAGTTTTCAACATTAACTGCGGTGGAAAATAATTTAAGAACCTATAATGTTGTTGATGCTGCTACAGGGCTTGATAGATTTAAGACGGGATTCTTAGTCGAAGACTTTAATTATCCATTGACCATAGGTGACATCACAGCTCCAGGGTTCAACAGTGTATTTGCAAATAACTGCTTAAATGCCGGAAGAGAAAGAAGCGAATGTAATCTTGCATTAGAATCAAATACCGGAAACTTTCAGATCACTGGTAATTTGATCACAAGACCTTATGTAGAAAGGGTTTTAGCTCAACAACCAGTAAGTTCAAGAATCACTAACCTACAACCGTTTATGATTCTAGCCTGGAATGGTACTCTGAACATTGTACCACCTCTGGACACTTGGACTGTTACAGAAGAAGCACCACTAGTAGTCAATGAAGTAATTCAAACACAAACTGTTGAGAAGTTTGTTGAGCGAACAATATATCTTGATGTTCCTGAACCTGCTCCAATATATTATGATGTGTATCTAGAACCACTACAAATCTTCATAGAACATCCGCCCACCATGCCAGTACTCTGGGAACCTCCTCCTATTTTTGATGGTGGTATTGGTGATATTGGAGGACTTTCTGATAGCGGTGGATATACTGCTGATGCTAGTACTAGTGATGCCAGTGTGTCTGTATCGGCTGATTCATCCTCCGATTCATCATCAGATGCTAGTTCAGATGGTAGTAACGGATCTGATGGTGCAGATGGTGGCGGGGGTAGTGACGG